ACCAAGCCAATAAACGCATTGACCACGCCGACGCCTAGATCAAGAACGACCGAGATCGAGTTTTTAATTGCGATGATTGAGGCGGTAACTAGCCCGACAACGCCGCCCACAACACGGTTGAATACTGCGAGGACGCCCTTCGCCATATTGGCAAAGGCTTCCATTATGTGCGGGATCATGTCCTCAACAAGCTGAATTACTGGGCCAAGCGCCTTAATGGCTGGGGCCAGCATCTCATTAAAGTTCGAAGCAATCGACTTGCCCGCGCTGACGCCGATTGCGCCAAGCCGGTCAAACTTCTCGCCGACGCTATCGGAGTCCTTGCCGACCTTGCCAAGCGCCACAGAGGCAAGCATCAGGGCAATCCCGAACGGCCCGCTCAGCAAACGACCGACTTTACCAGCATTACCCTCAAAAAGAGTAAGGGCATAGCCAATTTGGCCGATTTGCTGGTTAAATGCCTGAACCGGACTAGCGCCAGTGCTTACTGATGTAAAGAAGTCATTCATCTGCATCGTAAGCTGCTGCGCACCCTGCCGCTGCTGACGCATGGCCTTGGACTGAGCATCTAGGGCATTATTATAACGGACGCCGTTACGGACTACGGCATCCGTTGAGCTTGAAAGCGCCTTATTTGCCTCGCGCAGCTTGTCCGTCTCTGCGCGAAGCGCGCCAACCTCGCGAATGAGCTTCGCCATCTGCTCTTGCCCAGTGACCTGGGCGGCAATGAGGAAGTCAAGAGTGTTTTGCTGGGCCACGCTTCCGTCTCTCTTCCTCTACCTTGAAGTAGGCGACCCACTCGTTGTACTCTGAAATTGAGATTTCTTCAATCTCCGCGATGGTTTTGCCGAGGCGATCCGCCAAGGTAACGAGATTGTACCTTAGCGGATCGTCTTTTAGTTTTTTTCGTGTTCCTCGACGCTAGTGCCAGACATCATCTCGGCTGCAACGCTGGAGATAACCGAAACCTCTTCCCGCATCAGAACCGGCTTGTCCTCAAGCGTGAAAAGCTTCTCGCCCTGACCATTCTCGGCCTTGAGAATGATTAGATCGACCATCGCCTCAAACGAAGCCGACTGAAGAAAGCTGGGATGCTTGCGCTGGATGCGGTTCAGTTCGCCAGCAAGCAGGGGACCGAAGTAGACCTTTTCAGGAGTGCCCGGCTCACCCCACTGCGGGACCTCGATATGACGCTTCTGGCTCGTGCGAGCCGCGATACGCTGTGCAATGCTCATATTAACTCCTTAGTTGTTAGACGGTAGTGGTGGTAAGCGCCCCGGTTCCCTGCAAGGTAATGGTGGATTCGACCATCCCATCAAAGGACGCCGAGATGGTTTTGCCGGTGACGATTGCGCTGCCGGTAAGGTAAGCATCGCCGCCGCCGGTTCCCTCAGGCATAAAGCGAACGGTGACTTCGCTGCCCACAGTCAGAGCGCCCTGGCCGGTCGAGTCGGTTTCGTCCCAGAACACATCGACAGTGCCGGTCCAAGCCTTCAGGGTCGTCTTGTGAGTGCGATAGCTGTCGCCCATCGAGGTGTCTTCAACGGTGTCGGCAGTTTCCTCGACCGAGTACGAGCGGATCTCAAGGATGTCGTTGCTCGCGCCGACCCGGACAGTGCCCTCGCTACCAGTATGCGTTGCCATGATCTACCTCTTAGGCCAGAGTCGACAGCGTCAGAGCGCCAGTGCCCTGAAGCGTGATGGTGGATTCAACCATGCCGTCAAACGAGGCCGAAACGGTCTTGCCGGTCACGATGGCATCGCCAGTCAGGTACTTTTCCGACTGACCAGCCGAAGTGCCTTCGGGGAAGAACGAAACGGTGACTTGGCTGCCGACCGTCAAGGCGACCTGACCATTGGTGTCGGTCTCATCCCAGAAAACGTCCACGGTGCCCGTCCACGCCTTCAGCGTGGTCTTATGGGTCCGGTAGGTATCGCCCATCGAGGTATCTTCGACCGTATCGGCGGTCTCTTCAACCGAATACGAACGGATCTCGGCGATAGCGTTGGCACCCACCCTGACGGTGCCCTCACTGCCAGTATGAGTAGCCATTATGCAGTCTCCTTAGCGGCCTTGGCCTTCGGTTTTTCCTTGGCCGGTTCCTCAGTCGCCCAACCAATGCTGCGATAATACTCCACAGCATCGGCACAAGCAAGAATCTTGTCGCCATTGGCGTTATAGACGGGCACCATCTTCATTGCGCAGTCTCCACATCGCCAATGCTTGTAACATATTCGACGGCATAAACCAAGCGCGCCGAACCGATCCCGTTCTGCCCATCGACATTAACGTCAGTTTCAGTCGAGGTCAGGATGCAGGACTTGGCCAGACCATTAAGGCTGAAGTCTGCGGCGATGGCCTCTTCTGCCGAAACGCAAATGCCATCAATGGTGTCATGGATAGTTGCGCTGGCACCCTTGGCGTAAATCTCTACCACGGCATTAATAACGCGGCGGAGGGTCCGGGTGCCGACCGTAATCAGCCCGCTGCTTTCATCGGTGGTGTAAACGCAGATCGCCGGTATCTTGCTGTCGTCCAGCGCATAGCGCCGCATCTTGTACACGCTCGCGCCAGTGGTCGGCAGGCCCGTCACCAGCGTGGCGATGCGGTCCCTAATCTGCTGGCGAACGTGGGCCATTAAGCCTTCTCCAGCATGAGGGTGGTAATGCCGGTGCCGTCGGTAATGACCACCCGAACATAATAGGACACCGAGCGGATCGAGATGCTATCGCCATCAGCTGCATTGGGGACATCCACCGTGCGGCAGACAAACTGCGGGGCCGGGATGGTCACATCCATCATCTCAGTGATGTTGCGGCTTGCCTGCGGAGCGTCAAAGATGCCTTGGATCGTTACCGGACTGCCAGCCAACGGCGTATAGGTCGCATTCTCGGCGAAGTCGTCGAGAACCAGAAAGTTCAGCAGATCGGCGTCGGTCTCGATCACTTGGCACCCTTCGGCGGACGACCGCGCCGGGGAGCAACGGGATCGCGATGCTCTACGGCCAGCGCCTCAGCCACCCGGATCTCTTCAGGATCAACCTTGACCGGCATGACGTCGGCCACAGGGACGAACTTGGCGGCAAGCTGCTTGGCTTCATAGTCCGAAAGCTCAACGATGTCGCCAACCTTGGCAATACCTTGGTTGGTCACAACACCGCGAACGCACTGATACTTGCCCATCTTCTTCTCCGAAACTTTGCCCATCATCGAGGCGGTAGACAATACCATTACACTCTCCTCAAAGGATTGGGGTGGCCGCGACTTCCAAACGGCCACCCCTCACCTTAACGCTTACACGCCGTCGTTGTTGTAGGCGAACGACACGGCGTTGCGGACAGCAACGTCAACGCTCTGGAGCGCGACGATGCGGACGGTCCCGCTCGACGAAGCGGTGTACGGGTCAACCGTCAGGTCGAGACCGCCCCACATGCCGATCAGGCAGTCCGACCAGTTGCCGAAGTAGACGTTACCGGCAGTGGCCTGCTGCGAGCGGATCACGCGGTAGCCGTTGGCTTCGCCGTTCTCCAGCACGAACATGCCCGAACCGCTGTCCTTGCTCTTCGTCTTCAGCCCGCCGTAGGTCGAGGCATCGGTGATGTAAGCAAGGTTGCCGAACAGGGCGTTGTCAGCAGCGACCATAGTTTCCAGTTCGACCATTTCGGCGAAGGTGGGAACCGCAGCGGCAAACGACGACGGCTTGTTGACGCCGCTGGTGTTCAGGATGCCGGTCGGCTGACCCGACGAACCCGAACCTTCCAGAGCGCCCTTGTCGATGGCCAGAGCCAGCGCCTGAGTGAGGTCGTCACGGACCAGAGCTTCCACAGCCGGGGTCGACTGAAGGATGAGCTGGCGGGTAACGTCCGTGTAGGCACCAACGGTCTTCGGGGCAAGGCTGACGGTGCCGAAGGTCGGCTCCGATTCGCTCGAAGCGCCGCCTTCGGTCGCGATCCAGCCAGCGGTCGAGGCGGCGGTCTTCTTCGGGATCGCCACGTTACCGACCAGACCCGGCATCATGCGGGCACCAGCCTGCATGACCGACGACTCGTTGCGCAGAACGTCGATGAACTCACCAGCCATCAGGTTGGTGGCAACGATTTCGTTGTCGTCCGAGGTGTTCAGGTCGCGCTTCCACACGCCGAGAACGTCGGTCGGGATCATCAGGCCCGAAGACGAGCGGCCATAACGCTGAGCGGCGGCTTCCGAGATCTCGAACTCGAACGCAGCAGCTTCACGCAGGCGGCGGTCGCTCGGGTTGGCCAGAGCGGCAATCGCGCGGACAATCGAGAACTGACGGATTTCCTTGCGGGTCATCCCCAGATCGTTGTTGTCGAGCGGCTTGTCGTTCCCGATCACATCCAGCAGTTCACCACGGAACTGTTCGATGCTCTTGCCCGAACGAATAGCGGCATCGGCCAGGTCACGCTTGTTGTGGCGCGCACCAAGCTCAATGATAGCAGCGGCATTACGGGCGGCAGCTTCGGCAGCTTCGGCCCGAACCGCATCCAGATTAATCTCGTCCATTTTGGACTCCTTCTTGATGGATGGTTCAACACTTGGTTTGGGTTCGAGAGCAGCCGCGCTCCGGCCCACGCCAACTGACGGGTCAGCCGGGATGGAAACGACGGATACCTCAAGGGGCGACCACGAACGAACAAGGTACTCGTCCTTGCTCGAAGCAGAACGCTCCATTTTGTTGACGCGGTAGCCGACGGAGACGTTTCCCCGGATACCATCAACAACATCCTGAAAAACCTCCTGCGCCAGCGCAGAGCGCCCGAACCGGACCTTGGCCCGCAGCACCCTGTCAGCAGAAAGTTCGACAGATTCGATTACGCCGATCTGGCGCTCCATGTCATGATCGAGGAGCAACGGCGCACGGCCCGAAGCGAGGAAGGCCATATCAATGGCACCCTCCTCATGGACCAGAATTTCCTTACCAAACGAACGCTCGACCGGCAGCTCCGAAGAAACGGCAATAGAAACCGTCCGCTTCTTCTCGTCCACGCCGCGAATGTCCATGTCGAAGCCACGGCGCTCAAGATCGACCACGTTCTTGCGGTCAGCCTCTTCCAGCACCACCTCTTCTTCGACGGCTTCGGCCACTTCTTCGGCAGCGGCGGCTTCCACCACTTCCTCGACGGCCTTTTCTTCAGGTTCGTCCACTGGCACTACTCCTTGGCCATACGATACAGCAAATACTGGCCGAAATCAATTCGGCTCCGTGTCTGGTTGGGCTTGGGGCTGTCCCTTGGTCTGCGGATTGCCACCAAACGGCCCAAAGGCCAGATCAAGGCCAAACTGAGCCGCCAGTTCCTTGTCACGCTGCCACTGGCTGAACGTCTCTTCAATGTCGCGGCCAAACTGGCCAGCAACATCGCTCATCGACATGATGCCGTTGTGCATTCCGTCCACGACCGCCGAAATTTCCTTCTGAGGATCGACCCATTGCCACGAACGGCCACGGAAGGTCGAGGCGGTATAGAACTTATCAAAGCGTGTCGCCGGGATCGGGATCAGCCCGAACTCCATGATGTGTTGCAACCAGATGCCGTAAGCGGGCATGACCAAATGCTCGATCACAAACCGCTGGAGCATCTTGTAGGCATCGCGCTCTTCCAGCGCGCCCTGGCGAACCGAACTATACGAGGTTTCTGCCAGATCGCCCGACAGGCTGGCATAGGACACGCCAAGGCCAGAGGCGATGCCGCGCAGGATGCCCTTCTGGAAATCCGAAAAGGCCGTCGCCGGGTGGTTGGGGTCGAACGCCTTGAAGTCCACGCCAGCAGGAAGCTGGTGGAACGTGCCCGGCTCGGCATCAATGATCGGAACCGTGTTGTCGTAATCATCCGCCGGGGCATCCTCGCCCGACTCGGAGATAAAGAAGCCCATCTTCGATGCAGCCATGCGCGCAGCCACCAACTCGGCCTCGCGGTGGGCGTTGAGCATCTTCAACTGGGTGATCGCCGGGGCCATCCACGGCTCGCCGCGCGTCTGCCCTGCACGATCAGGCGAATAGATGTGCAGCATGTTCTCCGCCGGGATGCGGACGGCTGCGCGCTGCGATGCAGCAGCAAAGTCATAGTCGCCGGGGTGGCGAGGCTTGACCCAGTAGGCCACAGGACGCTGGTATTCGTCCAGTTCGATCCCCATGCGGATCTCGTTGCCGCCCTTCAGGCGCTCATTCTTCTGCTCGTCAATCTGGTCAGCCTCTACCGGATGGAAGGCAATACCATGCTTGAACCGGCGGCTTTTGATGACCTGAATAAACGCTTCGCCGTCACGGGCGACGGTTTCAATAACATACTTCTCCAGATCGACCCGGCTGCGCTTGCCGTCCGGGGTAAAGTTGCCCTTCTGGCTGAAAACGGCCCAAGCCTGTTCAATGATCTGGTTGCCAATGGTGTCGAGGCTGCCGTCGGTGTTGCGCGCCTTCACCTGAAGGGCAAAGCCGTTCTCGCCAACCACATTGGTCTTGAGCAGGTTCAGGTAGCGCCGAACGTAGACATCATCGCGGGCCAGAGCGCGCGAGCGGTTCCGCATCGTCACCAGATCGGAGCGAAGCTCGCTGTCTGCGCTGCGGTTGGAGCTCAGGAAGTCGGCAAACAGCCGCCCGACGTTAGCAGCGTGATACGACCGCTTGCGCGCCGGAGCGGCACCAGCCTTTTCCGGCAGGCCCAGCAGATTACGCCATACGCTCATAGGAATCGCACCTTTACAGTCGTCTTAGTCGGCTTGCCCAAGGCAATGGCGTTGTCGCGCCGCTCCTTGACCACTTCCTTGCGGTAGTAATCGCGCCACTGGAGCAGATCGGTAATGCTCATCTTGGAGATCGAGCGCCCCTGAATGGCGTAGGACGAAACATCCTTGTCGGCCCGGCCTTCCAGCAGAGACTCGATCTTGTCGAGCATGATCTCAGCATGTGTGCGCGGATCCGCACCGTTTTCGTCGAGGTCGGCAATCGCCTCAAACTCGCCGCGCTCTACGACGATCCGGTTGCCGCTGGCTGTCTCGGTAATCTCAAGCTGCCAGTGGTAGAAGCCGACCGTAAACGCCGACGAGGTGGCGCTGGGCACCTGAAACAGGTAGTAGCCCGTCCGCTCAATCGCAGCCAGCTTGATTTCTGACGCGCCGCCAGCGGTGATGCGCGCAACATACTCAGCCGAATGCGTAGCAGGCGGATAGGACTCAGCCAGCGCCGTCTTTTTCCACTGGATAAAGTCGCCAACCACTATCTTGAGCGGTTCGCCCTCTGGAGCATTGCTTTCGTCGAACAGGTTAGCCATCAGCCCTCAACGCCAGTTATTCGCAAATCCGCCCTTCGGTCTCGCCCGCTTTGGGCCAACCAGAGGATGCGGCTTCGCCACCTCCTTCGGGGCTGCAACTTCCGCCCTACGCTCCACATTAGCATAAAACCGGCGGACAATGCTATCCATATTCACATTTAATATGTGAAAGGCCGCAATAGCGTAGACGCGAACGTCGAGCGCCTCGTTTCTTGTCCGGGTTTTGACCCAAGTGCGGGTCGGATAGCCCTTGTGGTACTTGATGACTTGCTTTTCCGCCGTTAGCTGCCGGAAATATTCTTCATCGCGTTTTGATGGAAAGTGGCAATAGCCCGGACCCGGCTCATCGATGCGCAATCTGGCATAATGAAGCTCCTTGGCGGTATCTACGCCAATGGCGTATAGCGGCACCTTGCCCACGTTGTTTTTGGATGGCCGACCGACAATGGGCTTGCCCTCGCCGCCGACACCCTTGATGGCAAACACCCGGTGCCCGGCGCGGGTCTTGGCATAGTTGTACACCGCCCGCGTATGGTGGCCCCCAGAGTCAACACAGGTGGCCCGGATCAGCATAGGCTCGCCAATCGGATGCTCATAGGTGGCCAGCACAATCTCATCCAACTGCGCCCACAGCCTCGGCGACGACGGATCGCCATAGAGAACATGGTATTCAATCTGCCATGTCTCTTCGCCAGCGCCCCAACCCAGCACCTCGACTTCCAGCCGGTCGTCCTGAACGTCTACGCCAGCCGTCAGCAGCACAACATCCTCCGGGATGCCCTCATACTCTTCGCGGCGCTGCGCCACAGCATAATCGTCCACGCCGTCTCCTTGGTCCTCCCAAGTCTCGGCAAGGATCGTGTTCACAAAGGTCTTGAGCCGCATCGGATCCTTGCGGCAGGCGAGAAATTCCTCGACCGTATCCACCAGATCAACCCACGGCGAATAGAGAGCGTTGAACCAAAAGCCAGCCGCGCCATTAAATGGCTTGTGCGCGATCCATTGACCCTGAGACACAGCAGCGTGGCGCTCGCTTTCGCTCCATGCTGCGCCGCATTCGTTGCAATGGTAGCGCGCAGTCTTGGGGTTATCGTCCTGCCACTGGACGTTTGACCAGAGCAGAAGCTGGCTATGCGAGCAATGCGGGCACGGCACGTAGAATTTGCGCTGGTCCGTCTCCTCGTAGGCGTCTTCGATCCGGCTCGCTCCCCTGTTGGTCGGGGTCGAGACCTGAATTATCTTCCTGTTCCAGAAAGTGGCGGCGCGTCGTTTGGCCAGAGATATTGGATCGCCTTCCTCACCCGCTGACGGAGGGTATCGATCAACTTCGTCACATAGAACAACACGAATAGGACGAGAAGCAAGGGAAGATGGGCTGTTAGCGCCAACAAGAGACAGAGCGCCACCCGGAAAAACCTTGTGAAGTGTCGTATTATTAGCATCTTTCGCCCTGCTATCGTTGACCAGCCCGCGCAGAGCCGGAGTGGGACGGATCAGACCAGCAGTCACGCGGTCCTTGGAAAACGCCTGCGCCATATCGACGGTGGGCTGCATCACCAAGATCGGGCAAGGATCGTGGTGCATATGATAGCCAATGGTGTTGAGAATCGCCTCTGACTTGCCAGACTGCGTACCACACATCACCACGACTTCGCGGACATTGGGGTCCGAGCAGGCATCCATGATGCCACGCTGGTATTCTGCGCGCGAAGTGTACCACCGGCCCGGCTCAGCCGAGGATTGGCTATCCAGCCGCCGCTCATGGTCAGCCCACTCAGCCACCGACAGGCGGGGCGGAGGGGTCAGGCGCTTCATGGCCCCAGCCAACTGGGCTAGGGCTTCGGCGCGTATGGATGGATCTAGTGCTATCATTATAAACCAACCGTTAGGTTAGGAATCTATATGCCTTATAATTGTTCCACACAACCCAGCAATAGAGCGCAGTCAGAAAACCAAGCCCATAGCTGCCACCATGATCCGCGAAGTGATAGAGGACCAAACCAGCAGCAACACCAATGCCCTTGTAGGCCACCAGTGCGGGAACAAGGCCGATCTGCTTCATGCCCCATGCGACAACGGGGTTCTTTTCGTATCCGCCCTTATTGATGACCAGATAGGTCGTGACGCCATCCGCGATCTGAAGCGCGACAAAGGCGATCAGGAGATAGATCATGCCCACACTCGGAACGGCTGCTCAGGCGGCAGGATCTTCAGCGCTTCGATCTCCGCTTCCTGCTCCTCGGTCAGAGCATTGCAGCGGACGTTAACGTGCCATTCGGGGTATTCCACCGTGATCGGATCGCCGTTCTCGTCATAGCCAGTCACGCGGGT